TAGAGCCCATGCTCTCCCAGGCAGATTCGTTTGAAATCAGCTTCCAGAGATGCCTGGTACGCCACTGCTTCTGACCAGATTTCGATACCGCTACCCGTGGGGAAGTATTGATCGTTATCTTTACTAATGACACCCCACTCTTCCATCATTTCCATTAATGCTTCGAGCTTCTCAAGGTTACCCATGATACGAAGTCTTTTGCAATCAATGATGTGAATCTTCCCTCCCACGCGCCCTCCCATCACGAAGACCGTGTAGTCATTTCGTTCACGAACGCCCGCTGATAAATCAACCCCGACCCCTAAGGTTTC